TAACGGGGCGAATGTCCATAGCCTTGCCGTTGAATTCGGCCTCGAAATTGGCGGCGGGGTCGTCCAGCACGTTCATGTAATCGTCAGCCGTGCGCTGATCGCCATAGGTGCCGATGTTGTCGTAAAGCAGTTGGTATTCGGCCCGCAGCGAGCGATACACGCGCTTGTAGATCGCCGTGAACACCTGCAAGCCTTGCTCGATAAGCGCCAGCGTGGTGCCGACCTGCCCTTGGTTCGAGGCATCGCCGCTGGTCACGTCCTTGACGCTGGCGATATCCTTCATCGCGCCAAGCATCAGGTCGAGCAACTGGAACATGATTGGCGACGGCTTGGGCAGCGTGCGCTCCCAAATAGCATCACGCAGCACACCAGCCTGCGCGCTCACAACCTTGTATTCGCCCGGACGCCATTGCAGCTTGTTCGACTGCCCATTGCCCTGCAACCGCAGGCCCGCCGAAATGAAGCCGCCGCCCGCGATTTCCGCATGGCCCGCGTCGAGCATCTGATTGATGGTCGTGTCCACCACCGCCGACAGCGGTTCAAGCAAATGCCCGAATCCGATGCCGTAGAACTTGCCCTCGGGACTTGGAATGAAGTCGTATTTGATGAAGAACCGGCCAGGCGTGATGTCCATGACGCCCGTTTCAGGATCGCCAATCAGATCGCGCGGCCCGAAGTTGGCTTCGACGCGCAGCACTTCGCTTGTCAGGTGATCGACGGTGACGATGTAAGGTTCATCCAGCCCGTCGTCGTCCAAGTCCATGCGGCGATATTGCTCAAGCAACATGCGCGGCGCTTCGTCGTCCTCGCCTTCCTGCGGCAACACAACGTCACGATACTGGCCCGAACGGATGCGCTGGCGCACCTGATACGGGTAAACGTCGGGGATTTCCTCTGTAAGTCTCGGGGCCGTCTCGATTGACTTGGCCCCGGCATTGACCACCACACGCAGCGCCGGCACGAACGCCGCACACGCCTGCCCCTTGCGGCTGTCCCACCACAGTTTGCGGAACGCGCAGCCGACGATGGGCAATTGCAGCAACAGCGCGTCGGTGTCGGCTTCCCAATCGTCCATGCGGTAGGAAATGGCGACGTTCATGTATTGCTTGACGCGCGCCGCACGCTTGGCCTTCTCGCCCGCCAAATCCTTGCCGACGACCATCACGCTGACGGGTTCGTCGCCTTTGACGACAGCCGGATATGCACGCGCGTTGAATTGCAGCGCCGATATCGTCAGGATCGGGTAACGCACGTCCTCGGCACCGGGGAACGGGTAGTTCTTGGGTTCGCGCTCGGCTTCCTGTGACGCCGATTCCAGCGCGTCCTTGGCCTTCTGCACCCATGCATCGCGGCTGGCGTTGTCAATCTCGTAATCGCGCACAACGTCCGCGCCGAGCTTCGCCAGTTCGGTGGCGCTGAACATGCGGCTGATATCGCCCTCGGCGTTCGCCAGCGCCATCGTCGTGCGCAGTGACGGGGCTTCTACCCCAGCGGCTGGGTCGAGGTCGTCGCCTAGTTCCTCGGGGTCGGCGTAGGCCATCAGTCAGCGGCCTGCGCGATTTCAGCCTCAAGCCGTGCAATCTCGGCGCGGATCGCCGCGCAGTTCTCAGCGTAGCCCGGCACCGTTTCGCGCTGTGCCAGCTTGGCCTTCAGATTGTCGAGCTTTTCGGCTGCGGCCATGTGTTACGAGCGGAACGCCGTGATCTTGTAGGCCACCGCTGTCGGCGTCAGTGCACCAGCAGTCGGGTTGCAATACATGATGGTCAAGGAATTGGCGGCCGACACGCGGGCGTGTGCAACGCCGATGCTATTCAGGATAGCGCCAGGATTTACCACCACAACGTCGCCAGTTGACAGGCCCGTCACCGTGCAAGTCTGTTCGGCACACGTGGCAGCGGCGACTGGCGCGGCGGTAATCGTCTGGGAATAAACCTTGTAGCCAGTCAGCGGTGTAGCCGACGTGCCACCGACTCCGCCATCTTCCAGAACGAGCGCTCCGAGGTTAGTAGTACCCATGCTAATTTCCCGATGACATTGCCATTCGGGCTAACCATTTAACGCATGGGAACGGGGTGTAATAGTTGGCGTTTTAGCGGCGTCGGTTGTAGCCGCCGCCGTCGCTTGGGTGCCGGTCTTTGTCGTCATCGTCATAGATGCGGTCGGCAACCGGAACGGCGTGTGTCAGCGCGCCGGCATCGCCCAAGTCGGGGCTGAACCCAAGGCGCTCGCGTATCTTATCCTTCGGTTCGAGTGTCAGCTCGTTATTGGATGAATGCCGCGTCTGGCCCGCGCCCCATACCGGCGCGCACATATCGGCGTGAATGATGTCGTCGTCGGGTATCTGCACCCCGCCTGTCGAGCCGAACCAGTCGCGTTGAACGTCCCACATTTCAGCGCGGCGGTTGGCGTAGAGTTCGTCGCCGGTCGGCCCAATGCCAAGTGGACCAGCGCCAAAGTTCACCGCGTTGACGATGCGCCCGAAACCCATTTCAACGAGGCGGTCATACACGCCAGCGCCAAGCCCTCCCACGTCGATGTTGACGGCGGCGGGGTTAAACTTGCGTATCAGCCCCACGATTTTGCCCGCGATAACCATCAGGTCGTTGTCATCCCAACGCTCGCAAATATTCTCGCCAAGCCTGCGCCCGCGTCGGTCGATGACGCCCGTTTTGTCGCCACCACCGCGCGCGGGATCGACGCCAATAATCAGTGGCCCGACACCCATAACCCGCGTTTTGCGCGCCTTTGCAACTAGCGCCGACTGGATGAACGAGCGCCCACCGCCCGTCTGGAACGCCTCGTCGGCGTTGCCTGGATACTCCTGCCTGAACTTCCAGCATGGTTCATTGCCCTCAAGGCCAAGTGCGTTCGCCATGTCTCGATTTTTGAGATAGGCCCAATACAACTGACCTCTATCGAGGCGGTGCGCCGCAGCGTAATCATCCCAACCTTGCGCGCCTTCCTCTTTCGGCGCTGGTGGCGATTCCCATCCTTCGGGCGGGGTTTCGGTGTAATCCTCCCCCCAATACCAAGGGATGAAAATAGCCTCCTCGTTGCTGTCGCCGCGCGCCGCCGCAACATAACGACGCTGGAACACGTTGCCGATACCGTTGGCCGTACTTTCGAGGATGCGCTCGGTTCCATCGACGTTGGGGATCGTCTGAAACACGCCGTCGATGTGTGTCTCGGCGTTAGGCCAGAACCCAACTTCCGAGCCGTGGAACAGTTGCAGCGTGTTCGACCGACCTACGCCCTTGGTGCCAGCGGTGGCGACTGCGTAACTGCAATCATTGTCGGCAAACGACAATTCCTTGGCGTTGGCGGCCTTGGTCTGTGCGCGTATGTCGGTCGGGATATGGTCATGGAACCGCTGCGCCATGCCGAACAAGTTATCGGTCGCGTCCTGTTCGTGCGTCAGGATGAACGCCTTGAGGCCGCGCCCCTTCCACAGCCGCCAGTAAAACCGGCCCTGAATGTATGTCGAAGCCCCAAGCTGCCGACCCTTGACGATAATAGCCCGCACGCGCCCCGTAGCGGCCCGCTGTGCCTCTAAACGTTCGTGCAGGTGTCTTTGCGCCTGATTCAGCCTGAACGGCTTTACAGCGCCGGATTTCGTGCGGACGCGCAGACACACCCGCGCGAAATACTCAAAGTCGGCCTTGCATCGATCAACGATTTCCTCGTCGGTCATTCGCCGTCGTCATCCGCCAGCGCGCGCTGGCGTAGGCCGGAAACCGTCATGTTGACTTCCTGCTTGTCGCCGTAACGCTTGGGGTCCCACTTCGCCAGCAGCTTCAAGCGCACGTCAGTCCGCACGCGCCGCGATGCGGGGTCGTCGCCCTTGTCGTCGGCAATAGTCAGGCAGTCTGCGGCGATGGCGTCAAAGCCCGCATTCCGCGCGCGGGTGTGCGCGATGCCTAGCGCTTCGTCGGCGGCGCACCAGTCATTCCACGTTGTCGGGTGCAGGTCCCATTCCGCGCAAATGCTGACGAGCGTCTTACCGCTGCTCAATGCACCTAGCACGGCTTCAACTAGTTCAGGGGTGCGCTTGCTGTGTGCCGGCATGTTACGCCACTCCAATCCGACGCTGCCGCCCAATGCCGCTGCGTGTAATAAATCCGTCGCGCTCCAACCGCTGAACAATCCGGCAGACATCGGCGCGGCTGGTGATGTTCAGCTCTGTGCAGATCATACCATAGCTTGGGGGTTCATGGCCCGCGTTCAATGTGTCCACGATGAATTGCAGCACCTGGGTTTTGCGCCGGCCACTGTGGGCGTGGGCTGCGGGTGACTGCCCGAGGATCGCGGCGGGGTCTGTGATGCATAGGGCCATTTGTGTGTGTCCTTTTAGTGTCAACGGGCGAGGTGCTAGGCGCGTCGTCGTTTCAGTTCTCCTGATGCGTCCGAAAAGGCGGGTATGTCAGGCACCAGCGGGCCGCTTGCGTAATCGACCGTTGCGGCTTGGTTGACGCCCTCGCGCTTGTCGGCAGCGGCGAAGCGTCCGAGCATGAACGCGAGCGCCGCCTTGTTTTCTTCGGTGGTCGGATCGACGTAGGCAGGTGCCGGCAGTGTCGTGCGTTCGGCCCGCTCGATTGCCTCGCGCTGTTCGCGGTTGCGCTGGCGTCGTTCGGTCAGGAACGGTTGCGCAGCATCGACGATTTCCGCTAGCGTCGGCATGAACCGCCATTTTGCCTTGCCTTCGCGGATTGCAGCCTTGAACGCATCGGCGTCGAGGCGCTCGGAAATATCTTCCATCAAGATTCGCAGCGCCAACTTTTCCTCAGGCTGCGAGCCGTTGGCGCGAAACGACACCGCCAGCTCAGCAACCAGGTCAGCGACCGCTGGATTGATTGCGGGCCGCGACGGCTGCGGTGCCGAACTCTGCCACAAGCTCAAGGGCCGCGCTGGTGCGGGCGCGGGGTTGAACGGCGAGGCTTCCGATTCCTCCCACGGCGCTACGTAATCCTCCATTGGGGTTGTCCTTTCGTGCGATGGTTTGGCGAATGTGCGCGTCGAAGAATTTCAGGCTGTGGATTGGCTCGGTATGGCGACTGGTCACGTCGCGGATCGCGGCGATGATTTCGGGTGCGGTCATGCCAGCGTCGCGCCATTCGCGGACTTGCTCGGCATGGCGGATCATGGTTGCCGGTTCGAGGTGACGGACACCGCCAGCGCGTGCAGCTTCGGCTGCGAGATTATGCAATTCGGAGAGGTCGATTTTCAGCCCCTCGCGCGTTACATCATCATCATCTTTCTGTTCTGCTTCTGTCTCTGTATCTGGGGGCGTTTCTGAAACGTTTCTCTTTGCGCGATGTAACGTTACACGCGGTGTGGAAGTGTCTGATTTATATTGAAATTTTGCCCAGTTATGGGGGGTATAAGACTGCCCTGCAACATCGACTAAGCCAGCGTTTATAAGCCTCTGCAACCCGCCAGCAAGCCGGTCTAAACGTGCGCTGAGCAGCAATTTCAGGTCATCGAGCGGCGGGATAATACCCTCGTTTTCAGACGCCACAGCGAGCAACCGAACCCACAAACGGAAGTCGTTGTCGGGCAGGCGCATGACCTTCGGGTTGCGCATTGCATCGGCGTAAAGGCGAAACCAGCGGCTCACATGTCACCTTTCCAGTTGGCGCGCGTCGCGCGAGTGACGGGCCACGACTGGCCTTGCATTTCGATCGGGAGGTTGTGCCATTCGTATTTTTGGTGGGTCTCGCACCACACCAAAGCGAGTTGGCAATACTCGTCGATTTCATCGAGGCTATCGATTTCCCACGGCCAAAGCTCGTGCGCGATCTTGCCGATTGGGGCTGGTTGAACGGGCTTTGGAGTGGACGAATAGACGGCTGCGATACGCGCTGGCGGCTTGGGGCCGGACTTCCGTTTGCGGCGCCGCGCCTCCACGAAGAACCCCTCAGGGATGCCCATTATGAGCCTGTCGCTCTTGCCCAGGTTGCAATCAATGCACGCGGTAACGAGGTTCAACTCGGCGTTCTTTCCACCAGCCGCGACCGCTAGGATATGGTCAACGTGCAAGGTTGTTGTTGACGGATCGGCGCCGCAATATCGGCAGCGGAAGCCGTCGCGCGCCAAAATTGTGAAGCGCAGAGCCTTTGAGATTGTCGCGCGGTCTTTACGCGCAGCCGGATTCGTGGCATCGGGGGCCATAGGCATTTGGACGGTTCCTTCGTTCAGGTGCTCAGGGCCGGACACCATTGCAAGTGGTGTTTCGGCCCGTCCTTTATGGGGCAAAAGGCGAGCATTCGCAATCATTTTAGCCCCTCACAATCCCGCAAAGCCGCTCAAAGTCGGCGTCGATTTCGCGCAATTCCCGCGCCTTTTTCAGCCCGTGCATGACTGTCGTATGGTCGCGGTTGCCTATTTCGCGCCCGATACGGAACGTTGACCAACCCTCATTCCGCAGCGCCAGCATCACAGCCCAACGAGCGCGGGCAAGGCGCGGCTTGCGGTTGGCGCAGACAACGCTGTCGGGCGTTTCGCCTACAGCTTGAGCCGCACGCTCGATCAGCGGGGCGGCATGGACGCGCCAAGGGTAGCTAGGGCCGATCATGACATGACCGAGCGGCACAGTTTCAGATCATCGCCACCAACGCCCGCCCGCATAATTCGCTGCATCACGCAAACGCGCGTCGTGGCGGGCTCCCCCGCTAGATTAGCCCGCAGCCATGCCGCCAGCCCGTCCTCGCCGTGTTCGGCTAGGCGCGCGTCTAGGGTGGCTAGGGCGCGTCCGGTTGCGGCGATTACGGATTGTTCGCGCTCTTTCTTGAGCAGCGGTGCTTGGCCTGTGCGCGCCCTAAGCCATGCAGGTTTAGCCATCACAGCCACCCCAACCCGCGCAACTGCGCAAGCGTGTCGTCTAGACTGCAAACCGCAATGCACGGCACAAAATGCGCGTTGCACACCTGCGCGAACGCAATCTGGTCGTGGTGCATGATGCCGCCCTCGCGCTTGACCTCGATCAAGCAGCACCGGCCCGCCGACAGCACAATCAAGTCGGGAAAGCCGTTCATTACGCCGTCTGCCTTGAGTGCCGCCGATTGCTTCATGCGCGCGAACCCGTCGCCGGAGAGGTGCGCGCCGTTCATCGGGTGATGCACCAGCATCCCCTTCTTCCGCAGCGCCCGCACTATCTCGCGTTGCACCGTGCGTTCATCGGGCGCGCCTTTGCGGGCCTTGCCGATGCGCACATGCTTGCGGCGCTTTGGCGTTTCGAGGTGATCCCATGCGGTTGCGGTCATGCTGCCACCTTTGGGTATGGCACCACCGGATAACGTAGCGCGGCCAGCATTTCGCGGCGTTCACGCTTGCCGCCCAGAAGCATGACATAGCGGTGCTTGCGCGAGCGCGGCACGTCGATAATCGTGAACCGTTCGCGCATTTCTGCACCGCTACCCATGCCGCAAACCGTACGACTGTGTAGATGCTCGGCACCTACAATCGTGCGGTCTTTGCGCTTGGCGGACAGCCCGCAATATAGAAAGTTTGAAGCTTGGTAGATGACACCCAAATGCTTTTGCGCTGTATCTGCGAATGAAACCACAATGGACGGGCGCGGCAGCATTTTGAGACTGGCCGCGACCAACCTAGACGCCTCGTTTCGGCGGTTATGGGCAAGGCAAAGGCGGTTTAGTTCGAGGACGCGGCTCGCAAATTCAGGCCCCGCCAAACCTTCGCACAAGTTCTTGCTCGGCGGCGAACCATACGTGACTACGCCGTCAAGGTTGCCGTTGGCATACAGGCCGAAGGCGTAGCTGATTGGCGGTATCCGCTTGGCGTAATGCGCGTTGAGCAGCAGCGGATAGGCAACATATCCCTCGATACGCTCCACAACGAAAGGCGCGACCGGCCGCATAGGCAACTCGAATTGCTCGGCGCGATGAGCGCGGCTCACAGCCCCAACTCCGCCCGAAGCCGCGCCGTCATCGCATCACGCAACGGCACCCACTTGGCGCGTCGCGTGCGCCACCCCTTGACATGCGGCTGCGACTTCAACCGCCGCACGACCAGCGGGATCGTGTCATGCGGCGTTGCAAAGCGGCCTTTGCCGTCGCGGGTCATGCGGCTTCAACCTCTAGCGGCAAATCGTCGCATTCATCGAACATGCCGCCAGTCTTTTGGCCGATGCGCGTCATGTTCTTGACGGCCTGCGCGAAATACGACGGCTTCAATTCAGCGCCCGCGCCCTTGCGGCCCATTTCCGCAGCAACGAAAACCTCGCTACCGATGCCCGCAAACGGCGTGAAAACGATATCGCCTGGGTTGCTCCACAGATGCACGCAACGCTCGATGACATCGAGTTGCAGCGGGCAGATGTGGCGCTCGTCGTCGGCTTCGCGCGCGCCACGATATTGCAGCGTGCGGCTCTGGTTGATATCCATCCAGACTGGCGACGCATACCGCTGCCAAAGCGTGACGGGAAGATCGTCATGCGTATGCGTGATAGCCTCAGGATTGTCCCCCGGCTTGCGAAGCGTCACCACGTAATCGGCAAAGCCCTGCCGCGACATGCTGCTGTCTTTCTTGATCTGCTTGTAAAGCAGGCCAAGCGCCTTTGTGCGCTGCATCGCCGTAACAGGGTCTTTCCAGATGCACACACGGCTATGGAAAATGAACCCATGCGACCGAGCGGCGGCGATCAGTTCGCCGGGGAAGTCGCGCGCACCGATGACACCATCGCGCGTCTTGCTCGTCGGCATATCCATGCAATGCATCGACAGCAAACGCCCCGGCTTCAGGATGCGGTAAAGCTCGGCCAGCACATAGCCGAAATGTTCCTGAAACTCCTCATGGCTGTTGCAGTTCCCAAGGTCGCGGTCGCTGTTGGAATATGTATACATCGAAGCGAACGGCGGCGAGAAAACCGAATAGCCGACGCTTTCATCGGGCAATTGCCCCATGACCTCGATGCAGTCGCCGTTCCAAAGTGCCCAGTTCTTGCCCTCGGCAAAGTTCAATGCGTCAACCATGTTATGCTACCTTCCAGAATGATGGGAGTTGAGTTTTAACCGGCGCATAGCCCGCTTTATCGCGCGCCTGCCCCGTAATTTCGACCGACGTAATATCGGCCATGTTGGCAACCATCGCGGCAATCATGCGCGCCGCGTCTGCCTCTTTGCGTTGAAGGTTGGCGACAACAGCGCCTTCTGTTTCCGCTGCGATAAAGTGGACGTTGACGGGCTTTGTCTGCCCGAAACGCCAGAACCGCCGCACCGCTTGGAACACTTGCTCAAAGCTATCGTTCAGCCCGACAAATGCAGTGTCGCAGCAATGCTGAAAGTTAAGCCCGTAGCCCATAATCTGACACTTGCTCACCACAACACGAATGTCGCCGCGCTTGAACGCTTCGATGCGCGCCTCTTTCAACTCGTTGTCATCCGAGCCTGTAATGTTGACAGCGCCAGGAATTGCCCGCGTCAGTGCTTCGGCCTCGGTGTTGAGATTGCACCATGCCACCCACGGACGATTGTTGCCGTTAATCAGCGCCGCCGCGCACTCGACACGTTCCGCGATTGTGTCCCGCCGCGCGCCGATGCGTTCCTGCATTGTGCGCGCCTCGACCGGAAACAACAGGCCCGTTTCCATTGACGGCTTATACTCGACCGCGACCGTATGCTGATTGGTAATGAGCGGTGGCAGATTGTGCAGTGTATCGTCATAGCCAAGGTCGGACGGCTTCGTGAGCATGACAGCCCAACTGCACATCCATTGCCAAAACTCGGATTGCGCGTGGCCTTTGAGACGCCACTTTTGCGTGTCGCTGCCGTCATGCACGAAGAACATTGCGAGCATTTCAACATACGTCATCACGCCCAGAAACTCGGCATGATTGCCCAGTTCCATGAAGTCGTTAGGCGCTGGCGTTGCGGTCGCGGCGAGCCTGAACGGAATAGCGCGACAACCATCAATCAACGACGTGCGCGTCTTACCGTCATATGCTTTGAGGATGCTGCTTTCATCCAGAACGATGCCACCGAAAGCGTCCAGATCGAAACGCGGCAGCTTGTCATAGTTGGTGACATAGACGCCCGTCGAAATGTCATCGCGCCCCATAGCCCGCGTTACCGGCAAATCAAACCGCACACCCTCGGCAACGAATTGCGCCGCGACCGCAAGAGGTGTCAGGATTAGGACGGGCTTGCCGGTAGCCTTGGCGACTTCCGAAGCCCATACAATCTCCATCAACGTCTTGCCCAGACCAGTGCCAGCGAAGATAGCCGCACGCCCACGACGTAACGCCCACTTCACAATGTCGGACTGATATCCGAACAACGATGGATGCAGCGCATCGATTTTGGCGAGGCCCGTTGCGGGATCAATTGACGCCTTGCGCGCCAGATATTCCTGATAATTCATCCCGCAAACCCCGCGCTAACAGCAAACCCCTTACGAGCCGCCAGCGCCATAAGCTCGGCCTCGCACAAAACCATCCGCCCGACCTTGAATTGCCCCTCGACTTGACGCTTGGCGGCGGCGCTGTCGTAATAGGTTTCGAGGCGAACGACCGGCGAGTAAATCGGCTGCAAATGCCGCATCGCCATGCTGACCAGATCGGCCTTCGCGCTTGGCAATGGCACAGCCTTCGCCGCACCCCATGAAACGCCAGCGCCAGGCGCTTGCCGACGCGCAGCCTTGGGCTTTACCGGCTTGGGATTAGCAGCCCGCGCCGCAGCATGACGGTCAGCCGCAGCCTTGGCCTGTTTTGCCAGATACGCGGCCTTGTGCGCAGCCTTGGCGTCATCTGGCATAGATTCACCCCAACGCTGCACCGTGCTATCACTAGCCTTGTAGTGCCGCACCAAATCCTTGTTCGACGTGACGCGATACAGCGCCTCGAAATCGTCGGGCATCGCACGGCCCCGAGCGCGAAACTTGACGCCGCACTTGCTTGCCCAATGGAAAGCCGTTGTCGTTGAAATGCTGTATTCGCGCGCGGCTTCCATAAATGACAGCGACGGCGCCCGCTCGGCAAAGTCGGCG